TAATCTGGTCAACCAAGACAGCCTTGTCTGGCTCTCCGTTCTTTAGGGTGTGCAAAACCCCGTATTTAAGCGGGTGAGTTGCGATAACTTGCCTTCCTGCGGTCATGGCCTCTACCGGCCCCAAAGGAAGGCCATCGTGCTGGGTAATCCGTACTAAGGCAGATATAGTTGGCAAGAACTCGGCCATATCTACCCAACCAACCCATTCTTTGTTTTCCTCAACTCTTTTCAAGGCGTTGTTGCCGAAGAACTTAAATTGAATATCGGGCATAGCGTCAGCCAGTTCATACATAAACTCCTCAAAGTACATGTCTTGCGTGGGGTTGATGTAGATACCAATCGTGAACTCTTTGGGTAGCGGCATAGGCTCAAATAGCTGCTTTGGCGGAAGTGGTACAATCTGACTTTCGATACCTAACTCTAGCAGCTCATCGTGAGCAACCTGATCTTCAGTCAAGTGAATAAAGCCTAGCTCTGGGTCATTCAGCATTTTGGAGATAAACCTTTCTCCCATCCAGGAAACCTTATGCTGGAGCATAAAGATATCGGTTCCAACCCAGTGGATAATCTTTTTGCCTGGTAGCATTGGGGCTTGCAAATCACCCTTTTCATAAAACAGGCCCAAGTGCTGCCTGACTGACAACATTGGATCTGAACTTGGCCCCTGTGCGTAGAAGCCAACCAAGTAAGCGTTTTTGTAGTCGTGGGGCTTGTAGATGTGGATATTGTTTAGGACTCTAGTGTCTTTGCCCAGGATCTTAGCAACGGCCGTAGCGTGGTCAGGCGCGCCTAGAGAGGTCACAACCGTATCAGTGACCGGAAAGCCATGCTTAGACCTAACGTAAGCATAACGCTCCTTCCAGTGGTCTGCCCCTTCTGCTGAAACACCCTTGTCCTGGGGAGCCTCGGCAATGAAACAAGGACGCTCTAGGTAGTAGCCTTTAGCTCCAGCCTCTACCGCTGAATACCACATGTCCCAGTCTTGCAGCGAAAGAACTGACGGATCCCAGCCCTTGAAGGCTGACTTTTTAATCGGGAAGGCTCCAGAGATATAGTTAGCACACCTTAGCTGGTAATCATTGTAGGGCCTACCCTTGATCCGGCCATTATCCCCGTCAAAGTCATAGTCCCCATAAACAAAGTCAACCTCTGGATGTTGGTCAAAAGCGTCCTTATACTCTCTTAAGATCCCAGGCAGGATACAAATATCAGGGTCTAGGAAGATTAAATAATCACCACTAGCGGCCTCCGCTCCCCTATTAAAAGCTCGACAGTGGTTTCCAGCCTTCAGCTTAGGCTCATAGCCAGCGTCAACTTCTTTGACTGAAAGCCATTTATGGTCTTTAAGAATCTTCTTGGTTTCTTTTTGGCTTTTAGGGTCGGGAGAGTTGTAGGCTATGACAACCTCAAAATTCTTGTAGTTTTGCTCCTTCAAATGAAAAAGACACTGTGGGAGCGTCTTATGGTTGTCCTTGTAGATAGGAATAATCAGAGAGAACCGCTTGTCTTGAGCCATGTCATCGCCTTTAGGTTGTTTTCCTTATTGTGGAGCAATACTTTAGAGCTTGTCAAGTAGGGGACAAGAAAACCGCCCTTTCGGGCGGCCTCTTGACTTGAGCTTTGACTATTCTTTAGTCGCAAGTTGCAATCACGACCCCGCACGAGTAGTTGAGTACTTTCGGAACGAACGTGACTTTCCAGCCGTAGCTGGTCTTCTGGTTCAAAGGATCGCTCTTGTCAGGACCAGCAACCGTGTAGGTCTGTACCCCGCCAGCCATTTCAGTCATGCCTAATGCAGACTTACCTAGCAAGATGGAGTAAAAGACGCTTGTGTCAGCCGTTGAAACAGCGACATTGCCAGCGGTGGAAGAAGCGAAGAAGGTAATCTGAGGAGTTTCGACAACTCTAGCACCTTCAATCCGTCCAGACTCACCCTTGAAGATCTTTTCAGCGTACACACCAGAGTATTGGTTGGCGTTCTGCCAGACCGAATCCTGACGTAGACGAGAAGATGTTTGAGGCGAAACGATCAGGATATAATCGTTACCCTCTAGGGCTGGAACCGCGTTGTTCTTCAACTTCGTGGTCGCGTTGCGGATGACCGCTGTGGTCATGCGAGCGGAGGTTGAAGGCATTGCGGAGGCAGCTCCGTAGCTACCATCACCAAACTGCATAAACAGGTTGGCAGCCGTTGGCACAGCTGAGTTGGCAGCAGTGTTGTAAATCTCACGACGAATCGCACCATCAATGGAGATGGCAGCTAGGTATGACAAACGCTCAACAGCGGCTTTGCCGTTGTCGGTAATGTTAGTCATATCCAGTAGGTCGGAAACTTCTGTCACGAAACCCTTTTGAATCAGGGTCGCACTAACAGCAACAGCTGAAAGCTGGATTACTGTAGGAGGCGCACCTTCAGTCAAATTGCTAGTAACTTCAGAGAAGTTAGTGTAGCGGTTCCAATAAACAGACTTACCAGACTTCTCAGGTAGCGGCTTTTTTTCCGCGAACTGATCCAGGACTACGTTATTTTCGAGAGTAAGCAAAGCTAGGCGGTCGTAGTACGAACGTACCGTAACGTCTAGCTGAGTTGTCTCAGAGCCGATATAGGCCATAATAAATCTTTCTTCATCGCCGGTTAACGAGTGAGCATTGCTTCAAGTTCCTTAAGCTCCTTCAAAGATGAAGCACTGTTTATTCTCTTATCCAGAGAATCAGCACTTGCTCTTGTTTGGCCAGTCCCTTCAGCACTTGCTCTTGTAGCTTTTTCTAAGGTATTAGCCCTTGCAGCTGACTCAGCTTCAACCTGTTGCCGGATAATCTCATCTTGACGCTCTGCTTTGGCGATCTTGTAGGCTACATCGAGCTTGTCGATGGAGCTTACTTCAGGATATTGGGATCTGACCCTATTAATATCCTCAATCATCTCCGCTGCGTCAGGATTTTCCATAATGAACTGCTTGGCCAAGATTGGCTCCAAACGCTTCATTACTTTGGATTCAGCGATTTGTTCCACAATGCGGATCGCTGCATCCTGATCTCCGTCCTGGTCTACGGCTGGTGATAAAAGCTCCTTTTCGGCTTCAAGCATCTTTCTAGCCTTGCGACTAGCTTCAGCTGCTCTGTTCCTTAAAGGGACACCTTTCTCATCAATTGGCTCGGACTGTTCTTCAGTGGCAGGAGTTGCCTCCGCTACTGGCTCAGTTGTGTTATCCGGTAACGACTCGGCGGGTACCTCAGCTGCACCCTCTACGTTTTCGGCTTCATCAGCCATATCTGCTCCAGTTATTATTAACACCTTTTTTACAGGGTGGCGGACAACCTGTGCTGGTTAGCAAGAGCTGTTGAAGGCTCATATTCACTCCCAGTTTTACCTTGCTGGCGATGACGAGCAAGCTAGGAGTGAATATCAAACTTCAACCTTCTTCAGTTTTTCAAATTCGTCTATCTGGTTGGCGGCCTCTACGCCCTGCCGGATAAAGTCATCCACGTCTACCATCAAAAGCTTAATCCCGTGGATCTTCCCAGCTTTCTTTAGGTAGTCAGACCAGTCTTTAGCTTCGGTCGCGTTGTCGGCAACATAGGCTGCCAACTGATCGGCAAAAAGCTTCTCAACGATCTTCCAACCTTCAGTCTCCTTCATCCTGGAAACAGCGTCCGCCTGGTCTATCCTCTCTTTCAGAAGGCTTACCGTTTCTGGGTCAGCGTCAGTTTGGTAGATCATACTTTTATTGTACTGAGGTTAGCTACAATTTGTCCTTATTGTGGCATTGCGCCTTGAAGCATCGGCTGTTGAACTGACTGCGCTTCTGGAGCTGGGCCAGGTTGTCCAGGCAGTCCTGGGTTGAGATGACCACCAGCCATCATCTGACGCTTAAGTTCGGCCTCAACCATCTGAGGATTGGCCCCTTCCATTTCTTCTGGTGAAAGACTAGCCATTACCTGGGCCAAAGCTGGGTGTTGAGAGCCTTGCAAGATCTCATCCACGTTCTTAAGGTCAAAAGATTGAATCAGCGGAACCAGAAGCTCCTTAACGCCGTCAGGAATACCATTGGGATTGGAAAGAACTGGAATTAGCATCTCCGCTAGTTGCGTCATTTGTTGCCTTCTTAGGTCTGGGTTGGCTGGCAAGGACGAGCCTGTTTCAATCTGGATATCATACTTACCTCTTAAGTCAGATGGCTTAATCTGGGCAAACTCAATCCCAAACTTGCCCTCTATCCTCATCTCCTTTTGCTTGGTCATGAACTCAGCCCCCAAAGCTAAGTCCCACTCAAAATCCTCCTTGATGGCTAACTCAAGGTTGGAGATCTTCTCGTCAAAGCGTTGGCTAGCTTCTTGGGCGTTAATCGCTCCTTCAGTAGCTGTCCCAGAGCGGCTGCTGCCTCTAGCCTGGTCATTTACCCCAGTCACTTCCTTAATATCGGACTTAATCAGGTTTATCTCCGCAATAGAGTCCTGGGTAATGTTTTGCTTGTCTAGGGCTTTAATCCCATTGATATCGTTAGCTAAGATAATTCCACCTGGCTTAGAGACAATGGTCTGGTAATCAACTCCAGCCATCTTGGAAACTACCCACATGTTGTGGATAGAAAGGTTTTTCTCGTCTATTCTTTGGTTTCTAGTAGTGTTTTCTTCGTCTTGCAAGTCTAGGATTGGCTCAATCTCCCCAATTCCCCACTTCTCAAAAGGAACCTCCTGGTCAAAAAACGAGATGAAGGGGTACTTGTCTAGGGGCAGCGGGGAGACTTCATTGCGAATGAGTACCGACCTGTTGGCTACGGCTCTGACCCAGACTTTGCCGTCCTCTTTTTCGCGACACCAGTGTTCTATAACCTCTACCCCTTCTCTTTTAGAATCGTAAGGAATAGCCTGGATAGACATTCTCTCCTGACGCATCTGATCGTCTTTGGCTACTGTTTCGTCGTCACTTTTTAGCCCTTCCAGATTGGAGTATTTAACCTTACTCCTTTTGAGATCTTCAACTGTTCGGTAATATCGATGAATCACAAAACCCGTCTGCCAGTCTGGGGTGGTCGGATCACCCAGCATATCGGCCACATCTACAACGTCGGTAGTGGGGAGCTCGTTCTCAACGTCCCAGCCTTTCTTTAAGAAAGAAGTGCCGTAAATCAAGCCCTGTTTGCTGTAGGTTTTGTAGGTCTTTTGCTTATTGGTCGCGTCATAGACGTAATCAAGATAGTTTCCTGCCGCGTCAGCCTTACTAACGTAGGCTGAGCCTCTGGGGAGAACCTTAGCCGCTGGTTTTCTAGCCACCATTCTAGGAGCAACTGTCTCAACAACCGTGAAGCTTTCGGGAATAAATAAAGATGACCTTGTAGCAGTACGGCTCACCTCTAGGTAAGATCGATACCGCATATAGATATTGCGAAAAAGGGTCTCCTTAGAAAGCTTAGCCTTGTACGCCTTCTGGTAATCGCTAAGGATGCGGCTTACGATATCTTGATCTGAGTATTCTTTTTCGCTCATTTCCGGTCTTATGGTTAGCTGCCTTTAGTATAACTGCCAAAACTCTTGTTTGTCCTTT